GGTCCTGTTGCACTTTTGCGCCCCAATGGGGGTGAGTCCAGAGAGGAGGAAATATCAATAAGCGTCCAGCCACGGCAGGAACAATCAATTCTGGGTTATCGGGGTTGATGCCAAATCCCGTTTCTCCGCCCCGACTGGGGGTATTCAAGTACCACAGGAATGCCAGAAAGCGACGGGCTGAGGCATAACTACCCACGTCGGTATGCAGTCCAAACTGGTCCTGTCCATTCGGAAGATAGCGTTTCATTCTGAATTGCTCGTAGCCAAATTGTCGAGGCCACTGGACATCAAATTGCACCCCCATCATCCCCATATAGACCTTCCAGGCTTCTTGTACGTACACAACAAGCATATCATGTTGTTCCTGCCAATGCAAGGAAATATTGATTTCCTTGAAATGTCGTACATCCTTGAAATCAGTGGAGATTTGGTAGGCTCCATCGTTCGTGTTAAACATGGTTATCAATTGTTCCATGAACATCGTGGGGAGGGCGTCATCCATCACAAGGACGCCGGGTACGTGGTTTAAGTCAAGGCTGCTCCGTTTCATACTTTTATTCCTCTAAATTTTGAAGTGTCGAATTTCTTATGCTCAAAAGGTTTTGGCACGTCTGGTACGGTTCCCTTTGCCTGACCCGATTGACTGAGGTTGGTCTGAGCTGAGGCCGCCACGTCATACAGGCGCATCTTGGCACGATCCAATCCTACCACAAATTTTCGATTCACGCTCTTGTCCATATACCGATTCTTCAATACCTTCACCATGTACTGATTGAGGGTATTCAATTCATCTGTAGTAATGATGGCGGCCATAAAGTCTGCGGTCGCGGGTAGACCTACGGATTCTGAGGTATCAGACATTTCCAAATCAGAACTATCTAGTCCGGCGCGGGTGGTTTGTGTGGCGGAGATAACAGGAACCCGAAACTCCACCGCGAGTCCACGTAACTCCTCGGCAATAGCTTTGATGTAGGTGTAGGTGTTGACATTGCCACCCATCTTGATTCGTGATGAACAGCAGATGTTCAGGTAGTCTATGAAAATCAACTGCGGGCGAAACGACTTCTTCAATGCCAGTTCGTTCAGCAAGGCGCGGAAATGAAGTGTGGACACGGACGCGGTGGGATATTCCTTGATAATCAGTTTCCCATGCGCCCGTGTCTTGAGCAGCGCAAACTTCTCATCATATTCCTTCTTGGTCAATTTCTTGATGCTGTTCACTTCGACATTGAGTAGGTTGGCATCGATACGCTTGGCGATCTGTTCCTCTGCCATTTCCATCGTGATGTACAAGACATTGTAGCCACGCGCAACCGCGGCGGCCGCCATATGACACATGACCAGGGACTTTCCGACATTGATGCCTGCCATGAAAATATTGAGTGTCTTGTTCGAGAAGCCCCCATCAGTGATCTTATTGAAAAATTCTAGATCAAACGGGACTTTTTCCTCCACGGTATGATAGTAGGCATATCGTGCCTCATGTTCTTCCATGTAATCATGACCCACATGAGGATCAAAGGATACAGACAACGCTTTGGTGAGGATATCTGGGCAGGCGCCGCGAGAACGCTTTTCTGTTTTTGTGGCTTTGTCCCCATCCATGATGCTAATAACGTCAAGCACCGCACCATGCAAGGCAGAATCTTGACAAAACTTTTCCGTTTGCTCGGTGAGCCACAAAATATCAGTGGTTTCCTTGCGGTCCAGGTGTAATTGCTTGAGCAATTCCACCGCATCGCGCACCTGGTCTTCCTTTATATCTTTCAGTTCAGTGAGATTGATAACCAAGGCTTCGTGCGTCGGAGAGTTCTTATACCGCTCAACAAAGGCAAAGATTTCTTTGAAGACAACTTGTTCCGCCGGTTCTTTGAAATAGGATTCTTTGAGGTAAGGAATCACCTTCCTCATGTACCCTTCATGATAAATCAGGTTCTTCAATATCGTCTGTTCGAGTCGGACCATTATATTCTCCTGATTGATTCTCGTCGGCGATAATCGCTACCAGCACGTCACCCAAGTGACTAATAAACTCTTTTCCGTTTAGAGACTCGCGGGTATGATTCGCAGAATCCCACACGGTATATTGAAATGCGAGCCGGTGCATATCCCCTTCAGGAACCAACTTCACATGTCCATAGTAAAAAATGACGTTCTCGAACGGTCCACTGAGAATCTTCACTCCATGAACGATTTCGTCGTTCAAGGGAATCTCAGTGAAACAGTAATCCTCATTCTCCTTCTTCAGCGGATTCGGGTCCACCCTTGGCGAGAATTGCGCCATAAGCCACTTCATACTTCTTGCGAATAAATTCATTGAATTCCTCACTGGCTAAAATGGATGCCCAAAATTCATCATTCTTAGTCTTAGCTTCCCGTACCGCAGTCTTCTCACCCTTCTTCTGATAAAAGCCTTCTTTTGGTTGTGTGACAAATCCTGCCTCGACCGCACTTTCCAAGAGTCCAGAATACTTCTCAATCCCCATATCAAACTTGACTGAGAGAGGAAACTTTGAACCTTCCTTAACCTGGCGCGACTTCTCCACCTTCAGGACAAATTCATATCCTGCCAATTCATCTTTGACCTTTTCTTGTCTGCGTCCAACAATCCAAATGGTGTCGGCTGCAAAGTAGGAACCTGTTCCTCCGCCTACCACGTCCTTACTAAACATTTCCAGAGTCTTGTAGGTATGGTTAATCACCACCAACGGAATATCCTTGATTCGCAAGTGAGGGGTAATCATCCGAAACAATGACTTGATTGCCTTGGCTCGCGTCATGTCGGCAACCGACTTTCCTTCAAGCGCATCGTCCACTTCCTTGAGAGAAGCGAGTTGTCCAATAGAGTCAATGATAATCATGAGTGGGTCACCACGCTTGGCTTCTGCTAACTGAATCATGATATCATGCTTGAGTTGTTCCACGTCGGTTATAGGAGTGTGAAACACACGCTTCATATCAATCCCAAACGTCTTGAAGTACGCAGGGGGAGAACCGAATTCTGAATCATAGAACAGGACAGCACCATCCTTGTGATGCTGCAAGAACGCACGGATCAGCATGAGCCCGATACCAGTCTTGAAGTGCTTGGAGGGTCCGGCGATCTGCGTCACTCCAGAAGTCAACCCACCTTTGAGACTACCCGACAGTGCGGCATTGAGGATGGGAATTTCTGTGACAATACTCTGCCGTTCGCCAAATACCTCAGAGGTATCTAAAACACTGGCAATATCAATGCTGCTAGTTTTCTTCAATCGATCCATCATGGACATATCATATTCTCCTCAAGACATTCACTAAACTACCAAACAACAAATCTTTTCCCTTATCTACCGCAGACAGTTCCCCATATGGAACCATTTCGGGGTGTTCTTTCTTAAGCCCATCTTTTACCACCCCATACTTCCAACCCTGTGCTTTCTTCTGCGTCACCCAATTATGGTGAGAGGCTTTTGGACTGACATCAGGATCAGCCATATGGAACTCAACCCCATTCACATTCATGGCTTTCTGTTCGGGGGTCAGATGCGACCAAGCGGGCTGAGAGTAGTCCCCCTGAATATGACAATAGGCTCGATTATTCTCATGACACGCTTCTGCGATTTGTTCATAGGTAAGTTTCATACTGTCCTTTCATTATAACAGAGGTTGAGGGAAAAATCAAGTGGAAACTGTGCGATCATAGACTCCGGCATTATAACGACCGTAGCAATTGTCATTTCGGCAGAATAGCTGGCATTCAGAATCACCATCCCGGCATCCGTAGACCAATTCATCACCGGTATATTCATCACCACACCGTGTACATAACAGCGGTGGATTGAGCATTCCTGGGGTATGGAGTTGACCGCGGACTATGAGGATTGAAAATTTATTCTTCATGTGATTTTCCCCAATTCAGTTGACAGTTGCATATACTTATTTACTTTGGCTTCCTTTGCTTCCATTCGTTCTTTATAGTCTACCGGAAGCTGTTCAATAACACCCTCATCACGACACATTTTTACCAATGTGCTCAGATCAATAAGTTCCGTCATTAGCCGATATTCAGCAGTCTTTTCTAAGGATGGCCATTCGTGATTGGTACCAAACCGAAGACACTTCGATGCCCCCTGAACAACCTCAGCGGCTTCCTCCATCAATTGAACCAACAACATTTCTTTACGGGTCATGAGAAAAAATCCTCTAGGTTGTATTGCGTTTCTGAGTGCCAGTCAATTGCCGCTAGTACAATATTTAGAGGCTCCCGAAACGTCTTTTCGAACTGCATATCATAGTCCACTTGCTTTTCTAATTCGAACTCTTTAGGAATGCGTCGAATGAAGGACAACACCCCATCATCAAATTTATTTCCAGGCTTGAGCAGCACGAACTTGACCTTCTCTCCATTCTGAATCAACTCATATTGTGTGTCGAGGTTCAACTTCTTCAACCAATGATTGAATATCAGCGCACCCTTTACATGGATAGGGGTGCCTGATAGGTAGATGGCATTCCCCGTTCCTGCCTCTTCTTGTGTCCCGCACAAATAGGAGTATTGCTTCTCAACCTTTCCGTCCTTGTTGGCATACTTATTGATCCCATTACACCCACGAGGAAACGCAATGTCGCTAATCGGTAACGAGGCAAATTCCTTTTTGAACTGCGCCACGAACTCGACCAACTCTGGCTCAGTGCCCATCAAGATAATTTTCAGTGCCTCTTTGATCTTCTCGCGCACCAGACTGGGGGTGGATGATTTGATCGCTTCCAGACCATGAATCAACATCTTAGGTTCCTTGTATCGGACCCCTTCACTGTCGCACACATTCAGGACATAGCGTTTCTTGGCCGTCCAGATGCCGACATCGGCCAAGGCTTCTCGCTTCATGTTCATCTTCTGCGCGAAGGCATGTGTGTAGTCTGCCAACTCTTGACAACTCGTGTCCAACACTTTTTTCAGTTTCGTTTTATACACCTGGTCCATGAAATTGATAATCTTGGTAGTATCCCGTTCTCCCCTAAACACTCGCTTCACAAGAGGGTCCAAATGCAGGTACACCGAGTCGGT